GGCGCTGAAACAAATCTGCTCGTGACCGGCTGCAACTACGTCGCGATGATCAGTCTGCATCCGTCGCGGTTGCATTGAGGAGGCGACAATGGCGAGACATGCGATCATTATGGAGCCGATCAATGGCCTGTCGTTCGGCGAGCGTTGGGCGCTCGAAGTCTCGACCGCGATCATGTGGCCGCTCAACAACGACCAGCGGATCACGGTGCTGGTCAACCTGCTGGCCCGCCAGCTTCACAACGACACGCAGGCCGAGGCGGTCGGCGACATGCTGAAGATGAGCGTGCGCCAGCATGCCCAGAACCGTACCTGAGTGGATCGGCAAAACAGATGACGCGCCGGTCCCGCCGCACGTCCGTTTGCGAGTGTTCCGCGACAAAGGCGGCGTCTGCGCGATCTGCACCGTCAAGATCAGGGCGAAGCGATGGGTCTGTGATCACCACAAGGCGATCATCAACGGCGGCGAGAACCGCGAGAGCAACTTGCAGCCCATCCACGAGGGTTGCGACCGCAAGGTGAAGACGCCCGCCGATGTCGGCGAGCGCAAGATCAACGACCGGGTTGCGAGCAAGCATCTCGGGGTGAAGAAGCGCAAAGGCCGACCGATGCCGGGGTCACGCGACAGCGGCATCAAGATGAAGATCGGCGGCGGATGGGAGCGGCGATGAAGCCAATGTCCAAGGGCGAACGCGAGGACTTGATCCGGTTGATCAAGCAGCGCGAGCGCGTGGCAAAGACGGCGGCTGAACAGCGATCGGCAGCGATGCTGGCGCAATTCGAGCAGCAGGTCTCGGCGGTGCATTCGTTCGCTACCAATGAGGTATGGCGCGCATCGGTCGAAGCCGTGCGCGAGGCGGCGCAGGATGCGACGGCGAAGATCGTGGCCGAATGCGACAAGCTGGGCATCCCGCCAGAATTCCAGCCGCAGATAAATTTCGGTTGGGCGCAGCGTGGCGAGAATGCTTACAACGAGCGCCGGTCGGAGTTGCGTCGCGTTGCGAAGGCCGAAATCGACGCGATGGAAAAGGTCGCGCGGGTGCAGATCGAGCAGGCATCCGTGCAGGCGCAGACCGAGGTGATCGCGAACGGGCTGACGAGCGAGGCCGCCATCGAGTTCTTGAGGAGCATGCCAGCCATCGAGACGATGATGCCTGCGCTCGACATCACCGCCATCCAAGCAAAGCTCGCCAGCCGTGCCCGGCAAACCGGCTACGGCGGCCCGCGCCTGATCGAGTGAGGAGCCGATGACGTGTGCGCGCAGTCAGGTGATCGATCTGTTCGGCGCGACCAAGGTGCCGTATGGCGACAAGTTCGTTCGCGGCATCACCGCGACCTGCGGATACTGCCCCACGGTCGAGAGCCTGCCCGTCAATAGCTTCGCGACCAAGCATTCCGACGACCAGTCCGAACTGCAATTCATCCGGCGGAAGCTGGAGGCGCGCGGCTGGAAGGTCGGCAACAGGCAAGACCAGCACCGCTGCCCGAAATGCTTCGCTGCAATCAAAGCGACCGCCGCGCGCCGCGCGAGCGAGAACAGATCAATAGCGAACGGAGGAGGGACCGCGCCGATGACGACAGTCACACCGATCAAGTCGCTGAAGGAGGCGGGCACGCGCATGATGGGCCGCGAGGATCGCCGGATTATTTTTGCCAAGCTGAACGAGGTCTATGTCGGCGACAAGGTCGGCTACGGTGATGGCTGGACCGACGAGAAGGTGGCGGGCGATCTTGGCGTGCCGCGCGCTTGGGTGAAGCTGATCCGCGACGAGAATTTTGGTGACGAGATGGCGAACGACGAAATCCGCCAGAGGCTCAGCGAGGCAGATGCGCTGATGAAGGAGTTCAAGGCGGCGGCTCCGTTCGTTGAGGATATGGTCGGCAAGCTGAAGCATCTGAACAGCGAAGCTGATCGGATCGGCAGGTCGCTCGACGCGATCCGCAAGGCGCTGGGCGTTGGCTAAGACGCCGCAGCCGGTCCCGACCAAGCGCGACCGGCTGCAAGACATCCTTGGGCGCTATGGCGACGGCCTGATCACCACCGCGCAATTCTGGCACGAGATGAAGGCGCACAAACTGACCGACGAAGACATCGACGCATATTGCAGGGGCGAACTGGAATGATCGAACGACCGACCGTCAACGAAATCGAAGGGCTGATCGCGCGCGTCGAGCGGACGCACGACACATGGCTCGGCAATCCCGGCTATGCGCGCGGTTTGGAAATCGAGCTGCATGCGCTGCGGCTGCTGCTGCTGGTGACGCGGATTGAGAACGAAGAAATCAGCATCGCTGAAAAGCTGAGTGGAGGCGCGGATGGGTGATCGGACGGTGACGCCGCGCGGCCTGTTGCAATCGACCATCGCTGATGTGGCGCACGAGCTTGAGGTTGACCCGGCACTGATCGAGGGCCGATCCCGCAAGCCGAACGCAGTCGATGCACGCGCGACCGTCGCCGATCGCCTGTACCACAATGGCATGTCGCCGGAGCGGATTGCCCGGCTGATGAAGCGCCCGCGCCGGACGGTGCTGCAATGGCTGCGGAGCATGCAGAAGTTCACCAGCGGAGGAGAGAGCGATGGGAAGCGAGAAGATGGGACCGAAGGAAGCGGCACTGCGGGCGAAGCGTGAGGCGCGCGTCGAGGAAAACAAGCGGCTGATCGACAAGTCCACCAAGCTGAAGGCGAAGGGGATCGGCAGGGTCTCGACGGTCAAGATGTCGAAGCGGGGTCGCTGATGACCATCACTGCAAAAGAGCTTCGCGAGGCGACGGCGCGCGGTGAGGGTCCGCTGGCGAAGGCGCATGACGACGAGCCGGTGTTCCTGCTGCGGGCGCAGGATTGCCACGCCGCCGAGCTGGTGGAGAAATGGGCGATCTGGGTCGCCAACTCGGTTCCGCAAGCTGGCGGCAGGGCAATCGCCGACAAGGCGGGCGAAGCCGTGGCGATTGCCGATCAGATGCGGCGCTGGCCGATCCACAAGAACCCGGATTGATGCAAATGGCAGACGTTCAGGTTTTCGATCCGGTGCTTGGCCGTTCGGTGAAGAACGGAGCGACCGACACCTGCTCGAAATGCGGCGGTACGATTGATGAAGATCACGTTCCGCTGATGCTTTGGGATAAGAGCGGCGCGCTGATGTGGGTTTACTGCGAGCAATGCGAGAAGCCAATTCTGAGGCACGCGAAATGATCGACAAGCCTCCCCACGGACAACCATGCAACGGCTGCGGTCAGTGCTGCGCAGATGAGCTGTGCCCGCTGGCGCATGGCGTGTTCGGTGACCCGTGGGAGCGGAGATGTCCGGCGCTGGAGCCGGACGGCGAACGCTTCGCATGTGGCCTGATGATGAACCCGATGGTCTATGCGATGCGTTTGACGCTGCTGCATGGGAAGGAGGTGATGTCCCGAACTGCCGCGCATCTGATCGGTGCCGGTCGCGGTTGTGACGCCCAGCTTGATGGCGAGCCCGCCGATGAAGTATGGCGTGCGGCGATGCGGTCACTGCGCAATGAGCGGCTGACCGACAAGTGCCTGAAGGTTTGGGGGCTGCGGCGATGACGCGGTGCCTCGACGTGACAAATCTCGAAGTGGAATGCGCCGCCGATGGCGGCAGCAAGGTGACCGTCTGGTGCAAGTGCCACTCGACGGAAGATATCGATGACGTGATCGCGTGGCTTGAGCTGGCGAAAGCGATGATCGAAGGTTGGAAGCAAACCAGAACGGAGAACAGAAATGAAAATTCCAAAAGGCGCTGACATCCGGCTCGACACGACCAACGAAGTGGTCGAGCTGCACGTCACGGCGGCGATCACCACCAAGTCGCAGGCAAAGGAGCTGGCCGCCGCGATCCGGCAATTCGAGACGGTGCTTGAAGGCGAGCGCCGGGTGCGCAAGCCGAAGTTGACCGCCGTCGCGTCAGGCGGTGCGGGCGGTGCGTCCAGCGGTTAGCGGCGAAACTCGAAAACGCAAAACGCCAGAAAATTCTCTCGGCGTATTGTCGATGCAGCGGTGAAGTGATGACAGAAATCGTGAAGGTGCAGCTTCCGCTTGCGACCAATGACGAGGAGTTCGATCAGGTGGTCGATGATCTGGCTCTGATCTATTGCAAGGGTCGCAGGCGGGCGGTGCACCAGCGGCTGGATGCGGCGACGATGATCGCCATGGGCGATGACGTGAGGGCATTCTTCCGCGCCCAGTATTACGACGGTCAATGGACGATAGGGCGGCGCGTCAGGGATCAGGAATGGTAAGCGGGCAGGATTAGCCCGGCGGTCGGAATAGCCCCTCAAAAGCGGTCCCCAGCCCCATGAAATGCCTGCCGTTTTTAAGCGTTGGTCCGAGGTGAATTTCTATTGTAGATTGAGCGGAGAGTGATTTGCGAGGAAAAGGAAAGAAGCCACGCGGGGTCATTCGACAACTCGATCCAGCCGATCCGAGAAGTCTCGATCATCCATGCCACGACGAACAATGGCTTGAGTTGGCGAGGGCAATCGGAAGGTCGATGGGGCGAGAGCAATTCAAAAAGGACAACGAGACCCATGACGACGACGAAAACAAGAACAGCAATCTATGCCCGATCCGCGACCGACCGCCAAAGCGGTAGCGGCATCAGCAACCAGCTCGCAGCCTGCGAAAAAATCGCTCAGCGTGAAGGCTTCGAGGTCGTTGAGAAATTTTGCGATGAAGCAACGTCCGGCGCGAGCATTGGTCGCCCCGGTCTGGGCGCGTTGGTCGCCGCTGCGAGGTCACGCGAGGTCGATGCGGTACTTGTCGCCAGCCTCGACCGGCTGTCGCGGGATCAAGTTGATCTGATCGTGATTATCGATGAGCTTCGGAGTTTCGGGGTCCAGATCGTAACAGTTGATGGCGGAGTGTTCTGATGGCCGCGAAGCAAAAGACGGCAGCCATCTATGCTCGCTACTCAAGCGACATGCAGAAGGATCGATCGATCGATGACCAGTTCGCGCTTTGCGAGCGTTATGCGAAGTCGCAGGGGCTGAAGATCACGCAGCGATATTCCGACCGCGCGAAATCTGGTGCCAGCATGTTCGATCGAGATGGCTTACTCGACCTGCGCACCGCCGCTCGGTCAGGGGCGTTCGATGTCGTGATCGTGGAAAGTCTCGACCGCTTATCGCGAGATCAGGAAGACCTCGCCGGTCTGTTCAAGCGGCTGAAGCATATGGGCATCACGCTGCTGACCGTGAACGAGGGTGTGACGACCGACATCCATGTTGGTGTTCGCGGCATCATCGGTGCGATGTACCTGAAAGACTTCGGAGACAAAATTAAGCGAGCGCAAATCCCGCTGGTGCACGAAGGCATGTTTCCGGGGGCGGTGACCTATGGATACGATCGCGTCGTCGGCAAGCCGGGCGCGCGAACGATCAACGCAGAGCAAGCCAAGATCATTCGCCGAATTTTTTCGGAGTATGCGAACGGTCAGTCGCCGCGCAGGATCGCTGCCGCTCTGACGCGCGAGAGGGTGCCGTCGCCAAGTGGCCGCGCTGGGTGGAATTACCAAAGTCTGATCAGTGGCGGCGGCAAGGTGCGCGGCGGCATCCTCGGCAACCGTCTTTATGCAGGCGAGCTGATCTGGAACCAGCAGTTCACCGTCAAAGACCCTGACACTGGCAGCGAGAGCAAGCGAGCGCGGCCAGTGAGCGAGCATGTCACTGTGGCGGTGCCTCACTTGCGGATTATCGACGATAAGCTGTGGCGCACCGTGGCAAATCTTCGAGGCAGTCGAGGGGTGGCGAAGTTCGGTGCCACCGCCAAGGTGGCGCATCGTCCGGTCGTTGCGCGCAGCCAGCACTTGCTTTCGGGGTTGCTGCGTTGTGGCGAGTGCAATGGTCACATGATCTGTACCAAGCTGTCGGCAGGGAAGCGGTACGTTGCCTGCTCAGCGGCGTTCCAGAAAGCGACCTGCCCGAACGGCAAGGGTTATGTGATGGACAGCATTCAGGCGCTCGTGCTTGACGGGATGCGCAATCGGTTGACCGATCCGAAGGCGATCACGGAAGCGGCTCGGGCATACCATGCCGAATATCAGACGCAGGCAAAGCGGGAAGGTGCGGAGCGGCAAGTCGTTGAGAAGAACCGCAACCGTCTGCTCGTGCAGATCGAGCGGCTGGTTGCGGCGATCAGCGACAGCGACGAGCCGCTTCCGGCATTGATGGAAGCCCTCAAGGCGAAAGAGGTCGAGCGCGTTGGGTTGGAGGAGCGGCTACGGCAGCTCACCGCCCACACCAATGTCGTGACCCTGCATCCGAACGTCCTGAAGGACTATCGCGAGAACGTCGAGAAGCTGCACAATGCGCTGTCGCGCGATGCGGGGAGCCAAGAGAACCGTTTGGCCTTCCACAACATGATCGACAGCATCGTTGTGCATCAGACCCCGTACCGCGCGCCGTATGAGGTGAGCGTGTACGGCAGGCTCTCGGCGATCCTCGGTGTTGACCTGTTCCCGACCGCAAGGTCGAGCGAGGAAATCATTGCGGCAGAGGGGATTGCGCGGGGTGATAACGGCAAGAGGGATTGTTCCGGGTTGCCGCTATCACCCCAGCGAAATGACGTGATCCCGCTGGGGCGCTGGCGGGCCGTAGCCTGAGAAACCAGCCCGAAACGGCAGCGCCGCCCTTGTCAAAGGGGCGGCGTTTTTTTATGGCGGTGGGGTGGGGCAAATGGATTAGAGGAGGTTGAAGTGATGAGCGACTACACGGAGCATGACTCGGTTCCAGCGTATGGGCAAGGGGAAGGTGATGCGGTGCGGTGGTCAGGCAAAGCGCCACCGCCAGCGATCGGTGAGAAGGTGACGGTGAGCATGAACGGCCTCGGCGAGGCGACCGTCGTCGGCTACTTCACGAAAGAGGGATGGCTTGGCCTGCTCACCAAGCTCGACAATCCGCCTGACTGGTATGTGAAGCAGAACGGGGGCAACAAGGTGGGCCACATCTTCGGCGCTGAGTGCAAGCTGTGATCCCCGGTCGCGGCGTCGCGATCCCCGACCAGATGAAGCACCTGCCGGTCGATCGGCGGGGTTACCCGATCTTCTTCGGGGCGTTGATCGGTAAGGACGGCACGCCGTTCTTCACCATCAACGACGAGCGGAAGCGGGCGGCGATGATCGACCGCGACCTCTGCTCGGTGTGCGGAAAGAAGCTGTTCCGGTTCCGCTGGTTTGCCGGTGGCCCAGCGTCAGCGTTCCACGAACGCGGCTGCTATATCGACATGCCCATGCATGACGATTGTGTCCATTTTGCCCTGCGCATCTGCCCGTACCTCGCTGCGCCGCGATACCTGCGGGACATCGGCGAGCGGCAGGCGGACGCGGCGCGGGTCAAGAGCGATCACTTCATCACCATCGACCCGACCATGATCCCAGACCGGCCCGAGGTGTTCATCGCGGTGCTGGCGCGCGGGCAGAAGATGGTGAGGGGCGACGGCTATCAGGACTACGTTCGGCCCAAGCGTCCGTACCTGAAGGTCGAGCACTGGCGGCATGGGCGGATGCTGACCGCCGACGAGGTGGCGGCGCTGCCGCTGGATCAACAAGGCATCGGGTCAACGCGAGAACGGAGGCGGGCATGATCTTCACCACCGAAAAAGTCAGCGACACCATGCACTTCATCAAGCGCGACGAGAATGTCGTGGCCGGATCGCTCCTGCGGGTCGGCGACCGCTGGCAGGTTCAAATCCTTTGGGCGGGACCGACAGGCGACATCGAATACGACGCACCGTCGCTACAGGCCGCTGTTGGGTTCGTTGATGGGGTCGGTCGAGCATTCGAGGCAATGGAGCAATCGCGATGAAAACGAAAGTCGGTGACTGGATCATCTACGGCGTGGGCAGCAGCAAGTTCTCCAGCGAATTCTACGTGCGCATGGGCCGCGTGGTCTTTATCGACGGCTCGTCACTGGTGGTGAAGGACACATCGAGCATATCGCTGACGCAGGCGGATACTGTTCGCCTCGTCGCAAGCCGCGAGCAGGTGCAAAAACTGCAAGCCAAGATCGACGCGGAGTGGAAGCGGCACCAGAGGGCGATCAGCGATGCCAATGCCAAGAACCGCAAGATCGTCGCCGACCACGATCGAAATATGCGGCGGCTGTCGAAAACGGTGAACGGTTGGCGGCGCAGGAAGCGGGCCGCCAAATGAGGCTGTCCGACCACATCATCGCCGGATGCGGTACGACGACCGATATCGGCGGCATCTTCACCAAGACCGCTGCGGCGATCCGGCAGGCCCAGCGGTTCGAGCTGACCGACGATGTGGCGCTCGCCGCCTATAACCTGACGAAGTCGAAGCCGACCTCGCTGCTGAAGGCGATGCCGCTTTGCCGGGCACCGTTCCGCAAAATCTGGCTGGAGTGGCGCGGCGGTTTGACCTCGACCATGATCAGGCCGGAGAACAAGCGGGACCGAGAGTTCGCGCCTGACCCGGTGAAGCAAGGCGTGCTGATCGAGACCGACCAGACCGGCCAGCGCGGGACGATGACGTTCGCTTGGGTCCATAAGGAAAAGCCGGATCGGTTCGGCGAGGAGCTGTACACGCCGGTCAATGTTGCGCCGCTCGGTGCCCTGTTCAACTGGGATGAGGACGGCAGCGCGTTCGATGACGCCAAGAGCGTCCTTCAGCAGAGATACCCGTCGCCGCAGGCCGCGATGTCGGCGTCGGCGGTGATCGATATCATGCTGACGTTCCGCTACTCGAAACCGCTGACGGACGAAGGTGCCAAGGCTTGGATGGAACGGTCGGCATTCCACGACTGGAGCCGCTTTGCCTCGGCGGCGCACGAGCGGCGGGCGTTGCAGACGCTGAACCGGCATTGCCTGCCGTTTGTGCCGTCGCACACGCTGGGCTTCGTGGGCTGGTGCGCGGAGCGGGCGCTGCAAAGCAACATGATGATGGAGAGCTTCCTGAGCGAAATCATTCAGCTCAGTTGGGAACCGGACATCGAGGGCGAGCCGCCGTTCGCGGAGACGATCATTGCGATGATGAACAGCCGCAATGCGATCGAGTATCGCGATGTCGATCTGTCGGCGCTGAACAAGTCGCGGGTGAAGCGGCGCAAGCAACCGTTCCTGCCGTACCAGACGACGCACCTTCGCTTGTCGCAGGCGCAGAACCGGGCCTTCCGTGCCGGGCTGCTGACGCGGGAGCAGGCCGGGCAGCATAGCGTTCGCGGTCACTTCAAAATTCGCAAGACCGGGGTCTATTGGTGGTCGCCCTTCGAGCGTGGCGATCCGTCGAAGCCGCTGCATCGGGCGGAATACAAGGTCGAGCAGTGATGAGCGAGGTGCTGCAACTCGGCGACATGACCGTGCACGAGTTTCGTCGCTGGCCGGGGAAGATGATCAAGGCGCTGGCGGTGATTTCGATGCACGCGCACCCAGCCTATGACGCCGTCTCGGGGTTCCCACCGGGGAAGTCGCGCGACCTTTGCTTATTCATGTCGCTGGCGGTGCGCGACTTCCTCGTGCAGATCGGCTACCGCGATGCGACGGTGCGCGGTTGCGCGCTCTACATCCGCGCCGACGACCCTGACGGCAAAGAGATTTGGTCGATCGGGATCGGCGTGCCGAACTTGCCGGACGAGGAGGGCAAATTTAATGGGCACGCCGTCTGTACGGTGCCGTCGCTTGGGCTGCTGATCGACCCGACTACCTATCAGGCGGTGCGCTCGCATTGGCGGGACAGGGTGACCGGCCTGACCGCTGCCGCCTATGAGCCGCCGCGCGAGGAGCTGATCTACGGGCGACATCCGTTCGCTGGCGGCCTGATCGAGCTGGACGACCGCTGCGTGATGGTGGCATGGCTCGATCGGCCAGAATTGAACTGGCGCAAGTCGGATGATTTCCGCGTGCGCAACGCCCGGCGGATTGCCGTGACGAAGGCGCTGGTCGAGGCGTTCGGCGAGTGGCACGATTAGTAGTTCGTCTCGCGCAAGCGCGTCTTGCGTGAGATGGTCTGATCCACGTACAGCGACATCGCTTCGAGCGCGTCCTCGCCTGAGACGCCCTGCGACGTGAGGTGCCGGTACAGGTCCAGCAACCAATATTCCCCGATGTCGTTCACCTTGATCCAATCAACGATCTGCCTGCGCAATTCCATCAGTTTGCCTCCAGTTCAACGACATTGACGGCGTGATGCTTTCGCGCGAACTCCTCGACCCAGATGCGGCCCGGCCTGATGAGCGGCCAGCCGGAGAAGCCGAACTCCGCGACCAGCATCTGCATCACTTCGAGGCCGGGCACCTTGCCGCGCCGTTGCGCCGAGACGGACAGGTGCCTGAACAGACCGGCAGGCTGAAATTCAAACGACAACGCGGTGTCATAGGTGCCGATCCTCACATGCTGCGACGGGTAAAGCTGGCGCAGCTCGTCGATGCCAGCCGGACGGTCCTTGAGCGTCGAGACCACCGCCTCCTGATTGTCATCGACGAGTTCCGGCACCCATGGTGTCGGTCGGGCGCGGGCGAGCCTGATCGCTTGCGCGATGGCGGCACGGACCTCGCTGTTCATGATCAGAACGCCGCTCATCGACACCTCCATGATCGCCCGCCGCGCGTGACCACCTTGCGCATGCCGTGGCGGGTGCAGACGTTTCGCGCGCGTCGCGGTCGTTCGGCACGAGCCGGTTTGATGCCGGCGGCGCGTACCTTGGCTGCGGGAAGCTCGACCGTCGCTGGAATGGCTGGCGGCGGGGCAGCCATAGTCAGCCGGTCGCCTTTGGGCGCGGGCGGCACATCCTGAGGCCAGCGGTCGGCGAGCGCATCAGCGGGCTTCTGTAGCGGTTCCACGTCGCGACCGGCCAGCACGACAAGCACCGAAGACATCGCGGCAGCAGCAGCGATCATCTTCAGTGCGATCGGCATCGCTACATCTCCCAGCCCGGTGGCTTGCCATGCCGAAACAGTTCCGCCTCGCTGTGCGGGATCAGTTCGCGCATGGCCGCGATCCAGATTTCGATCTGCTCCTCACGCATGGCCGGGTGATGACCGGCAAAGAACAGCGAGACCAGATCAGCGAGCACCGCTCCCTGAAGTTCCGGCGCATGCCCGGCCAGCAGCGGCTTGATGCGATTGGACAGCGCCTCGGCCATCCGGCTTTGCATGGTCGTCATGGTGATGTCGCCACGATCTCGATCGTGTCGTCCTCCAGTTGCTCGACGGAGTACAGGATCACGTCAATCATCTTGACCAGCCTGCTGAGCCGTGCCTGCGCCTGCTCGCTACCGTCCTCGCGAATGTCGATCATGCCGATCAGCAGGTCGCCCATCTCGTTTGAGCGGAAAACCGTCAATGCCGCGACCAGCGCGTCGAAGTGCTTGTCCCGGTTGAAAGCGCGAGCGAGCTTGAAGGCGAACTCCGCGTTGCCGCCCGTGATGGCGACCCTGATCTGGTCGTTATCCTCGCAGGCAATGGTTGCGCCGGTCCCATCGATCGCTTCGATCCTGAGCCTCATTCATCGTTCCTTCTCACTGTCGCTGGTTCCGTTCGATAGAAACGCGATCAGCGGTGCCCGCCGGACGACATAGTGGTCCTTGTCTTTCTTCAGCAGGATGCCGGTCTCCTTGAACTTATCCACAACTCTGTTTGCGGTGGTGCGGGTGACGCCGATCAGCTTGGCGAACCGCATGGGCGTCGCCTCGATCTGGATCGTGTCGTTGCCGTTGAACAGGGCGAGTAGGGCGCGAGCGAGGCGCTTGTCGGCGGCGTTGAAAAGCTGATCGTCCAGCACATCCTTCATGTTGTTGATGTGCATTGCCATTCCGACCATGAACGTGTCGGCGAGAACCGGGTGCGCGTGAAGCAGGTCGCGGAACGACCCCAGCTCAAAAGCGATGACATCGCTGTCCGCTTGAGCCTTGGCGTCGTGGGTGTGGATGCGGAGGCTGTCGAGCGCGCCCTCGTCAAGCCAGCTTCGCGGGCCGCAGATTTCGTGCAGTGCACTCTTGCCGTTCGGTGCGATCGCATCGACCCTGATCTGGCCGCGCATGATGAGGTAGACGTGCGTGACCTTTGTTCCCTTCCTGAACAGCGCATCCCCATTGCGCAGGTGCTGGACGTGAACGCCGGGGTGATCCGAAAGCAGAAAGTCTCGTAGCCACGCGACTTGATCGTCGCGAAGGGCTGCGTTCGTCATCGCAGTCCTCCCTTTATATTTTTTGATGCGGAACAACGAGCGTAACGGATGTTACTCTGGTTGCGTCACATGGGTTACGCATATGGTGATTGCGCGGTCGCGTTTGATGGCATAGAGAATATAAAATGAAAAGTAGATTCTTTGCGCATCGTCATGGATGAACACAACGCAAAAAATTTGCGCGCGTCACGGCTCATAGCCCTCGATCTTGCCGAAGCAGCGGCGGATCGCTTCGATCATGCGCTTGTGGTAGGGCGCGCGGTGCCTCTTGATGAAGAAATCGTCGCGCATGATGAAGCCGCCACTGGCGGTCTCCTCAACGACCCCGCGATCGATGAGCTGGACAACCCAGTTCGAGACATTCTGTCGCGACGTGCGAAGGCGCTTGGCGATGTCGGTCCTGTTGATCGGTGGCAGCCGCAGGATTTCCTCGGCTTCGAGGATCACCATGGCGACGAAGTATTCGGGTCGCATGATTGCCTCCTCGTCCTCGTAACCGTCGAGCATGGCAAGGAAGCAATCGAGCATCATCTCGGACACCGCTGCCGATGCGAGGCGGCGGGCCAGCAGTTCAGGTGTTCGCATGGAATGTCCCCATCCATAACGTCACAAGCCGGTCACAATGACAGATTCCTGCATGGCCGCCAAGTTGTCCTAGTGGACAACGCACGCACGAGGAATATTGGCTGTCAGACAATGTTCACGCAAAGGATGCACTTGACCTCTCCTCCCGTTGCGCGCCATTTTGGCGCAGGCGTGGTGGGCAACGGCCGGGCCGCCCAGCGCGCCCATTGGACAAAAAGGAGATTTCAAGAATGTCGAACAACGCCAAAGCCACGACCAGCGCGGATGCGTTCATCGGTGCGAAAATTCGTGGCTATCGAAATCAGGCGAACATCTCGCAGGAGGAGCTGGGCAAGCATCTCGGCGTTACCTTCCAGCAGGTGCAGAAGTACGAGAAGGGCATCAACCGCGTCACGTCGTCCCGGCTGGCGCAGATCGCACGCATCTTCAAAATCGATATCGCCGACCTGATGCCGGAGCACGCGCCGGGCAAGAGGCCGAGGGGTCTGACGAACGTGGACATCATGATCACGAAGCGGGACGGCATGAAGCTGATCAACAGCTTCGTGCAGATCAAGAACGATGCCCTGAGGGCAGCGATCGTTGATCTGGCGCGGCGTTGCGAGGGCATCTAACCAAGGGAGCAAGCATGAACGAACTACAACAGGTAGCCGTGGGCGAGTTGCGCCTGCATGGGATCAAGCCCACGGTCGAGCACACCGGCACTGGTCACATAGCGATCAGATGGCGGGCCTGTCCTGAGAAAGAGGAGCGCACGGTGATCGTTGCCAAGACACCGGGCGATTGGCGCAGCCGAATGAACGCCCGCAGTGAAGTGCGCAAGTATCTGCGGGCCGACAATGTCGCTCTGGTGATGACGGGCAAACCGCGCAAGAAAGAAAAGGCGCTGGCCGAAACGGCGCTCTCGCTTCCGCCGCCTGACGTGATCCCGACCGCCGATCAATTCGCGGCGTTGCGTGGCGAGGTGGCCGATCTGACGCAACTGGTGGTGAAGCTGATCAAGATCGCCTATGCGACCCGAGACATGGCGGCGAAGGTTCTACCCAAAGAAGCGCCTGCACCAGTGAAGCTGCCTTCAGCCTCGATCAAGATCGCCGAGTTTCTGTCTCTCACAAACTATACTTCGATCACCGCACTGGTGCGCGATACCGGCCTGACGCTGAAGCAGGTGAAGCTGAAGCTAGAATATCTGCGAAAGCGCAATGAGGTCAGCATCCATCAGGGCAGCGCAAAGCTGCTGAAGGTTTCGACCCGGCGCAAGGGCCGCAAGCCGCGCGCGCTGCGCGTTGTCAAGAAGGGCGCATCGATGAACGGGGTTGGTCACCACGGGGCATAAGGACGATCGATCATGGCACTGTCGCGCGAACAGCTCGATGTCGCCGGTTGCTCTGAACCGAATTGCGGGCACGATCACACGGTGCTGTTCCTTCACTCCGTCTGCCATCCAAAGGCTGGCACCCGCGCGAGCTACGACAAGCGCACCGGGCTGCTGGCCGTCGCGTGCAACCGATGTCTGAAGCTGGTGGCGCAGGTGAAGGTGGCAGACCGATGACGGAATTGATCGTGATCCGGCTCGCCGACATGAGACGCGTTCACCCGCAACAGATCACCTCGACGTGCCACGGCTGCGGGCACGTGGTCGCGGTCTTTCCATCGGGGCAGCACATCATGAAGCAGCATCCCGACACCCGGCTGACCTGCTCTGTCTGCAAGACGCCGGGACCGAATGCGGCGCTTGCACCCGGTGCTGCGATCGAACCGTTCCAAACGGTGAAGAAGGTTTGACCGATGAGCAAAACCTATCGTGTGATTGTGATCGACCCGCGCGCGCAGAGCGTCATCGAGCAGGAATGGAATGGCTCGCTCGATGCGCTGCATGCCCTGATCGATGGTGCGGAGACGCTGGGTCACTTCGGGCTTGCCCGCTTCGATGATGGTCACATCGACACCGGCTGGGTCGATGATGCCGGCCTGTCGCGAGGCGAACCGATCTGCGCCTTCCTGCTGCCGACAAGCAAGGACCCCATCGGCGGAACGTGCGTGATCGTCGGTGCCGACGAGCGCGGCGAGACGACGAGCTGCCGCCTTCCGATCGCGGTGTTGCGACAAGACGTGACGTGGCTGGGACCGATCATGCCTGAGGTGGTCTGGGATCACACCGAGACCGGCTCGCGCGCGATCGTGACATATTCGAGGGTGAAGCGATGAGCGACAAACTTGACGCGCTGATGAAGAAGCTGGAGGTGCAGGAGGACGGTACTGTCGGCGACATCTTCGAACTGGTTGAGGCCATCGCGGCAGAACACGGCATCGATCCGATCGAGTTCATGAAGCTGGTCGTCATTCAGGAGACCGAGGGCCACGAGGCTTTCGTTGCTGCTGCGAGAAAACTGCGAGGGACGACGCAATGACATGGGGACCGGGAAAGTACGACGACCTCGCCACGCTGGTCCGCGAACAAGCTGGCGTCGGCTATAACGGCGGCGTGATCGTGATCGTGTTGGGCGGCAATCGCGGCAACGGTTTTGCGGTGCAGGCCGATGCGAGGACCACGCTGGCGCTGCCCGACATGCTTGAGCATATCGCGAAGCAAATTCGCGGTGACATCGAATGACGTTTTCCAACGGTGACGAGTGCTTGGTGACGTGCGGCGACCGAACGGTCGATGGCGTGGTGATCCTGATGTCGGAAAACCAAATCTCAGGCTTCATCGAATTTGAAGCGATGCTCGGCGGGCATGTGGGCAAGATGCCGATCTTCGCCAGAACATCGACCGATGCGGCGCGCGGCATCTATCACTCGGTCATCGACGGCACCGAGGTCATCCTGTCGAGGAAACCGTGATGAAGCTGCGCACCTACCGGCTGGTCGGGCATGTCGCGGTGCCATGCGACCCCGCTGATGCGTTTGTTGACCGTCTTCTCGTGACGCGGTCTGGCGGCGATGATCCGTGGCGCGTGGCGATTACCGACCTCGGCAAGGATCGCTGCGTCTCGACCGTCTTCCTCGGGCTCGATCATAATTTTCTCGGCAAGGTGCCGCACCTGTTCGAGAGTGCGATCTTCGGCAAAGGCGAGACCAACATCTTCGATCGATGCTCGACATGGGAGGAAGCCGAAGCGATGCACGAGCGCGCGGTGGCGTTCGCCAAGGCTGGACATCTGAGGGTGATCAAATGATTGACGATGTGTTCCCTGACGACGAGAGCTGCCCCGACTGCGGCTGCACAATCTTCCGGCCCGGCCCGTGCGGTGGCGTAAGCCAGAATATTGAATGCGCTCGCTGCAAGTCGCGGTTCAACGTCGCGCGCTGGTCGCGGGCTTGGGACAAGAAGTTCGGATACGTGACCGTGGTCGGCGGCAAGATGCCGATCGTGTGGGCGCATCGCCTTCCCAGCGAGGCCGAAGGCGGCGGCGAGTGGCGCGAAGATATGTTTCCACGGGTGCTTGAATGACGCCGGTCGTGGTCGTCCTGCTGCTGGTCGCGCTGGTGCTGCTATGGCCTGCGAAGTACGACCCTGCGATCAGGTTCAAGGAATGGCTGAACAGAGACAGATGAGGCTTGTGCGCGTGGTTGCCCCGCATTTCGTTGCGGGCTTCGTGACCGATGGCTTCGTGATCCGCGCCGCGCCGATCTTGAAGCGGTTGATCGGCGAAAGCGATGAGACCGCGCGCAAGATCATCGCTCACTTCAAGTGGAAGGCCAGCGTCGTCGATGAGTGGAGCGAGGATGAGTGAAGAACCGACAATTCTGCTTTGCATGCGACTGACCCAGCCGCTGCTGATGCCTGACAACGAGCTTGGTCTGTGCGATGAATGCGGCGAGGCTGTGCAGTTTCGCCCGCATGCGCCGAAGCACCTGCGCCGGATGTGTTGGGAGTGCGTCGAGCCGCTGGCGCTACAGATGGCGGACGAAGGCACGCTCCACATGCTGATCACGCCGGAGACGGCAGAGGAGTTGCGAGCCTACGAGAAAAAGAAACACTCGCATTGAGATGCCTCGTTCGGATCGAGGCGTATTTGAGGGCCATCAGCACACCTCCAGCCCCCTGCTGGTGGCCCTCATTTCAACAGCCCTTGCAGATCGATGGCGGCGGCGGCTCTGCTGGCGGTAGCGGATCGAACTGCGACTGCCTATCGGTAGGTCCAAAAGTGCGGCAAGCCGGGGCCACCTCCAAGCACGCCTGCGATCCAGACCACGACGGCGATCAGGCAGAGCAGGCCGACAATGACCTTGCCCCACTTCATAACGTTGGCGTCGATCGTCCAGCCCATGAACGACTGGATCACCCAGACGATGACGAACGCGATGAATATGATGATCGCGATGTAGAGCAACAGGTTCAGGAAGCTGATCAGGATGCCCATTTTAATTTCCCTTCCATGGATACGTCACCTCGACTTCGTCATCGGTCTCGATGCCGAGGTCGAGCATCAGACCGGGCGACAGATCGGCGACGCGCCCCGTGTCCTCGTGCGGTCCCCAGTCGGCGGGGAAGGCGGTCATGAACACGCCGGTCTTGAGTGACTTCACCAGCGCGACGTTCTCCAGCAGCGTCGCCTTCGGAGTTTCCTCATAGTCCCAACGGCACGCGACGTAATGGATGTAAGGATTAAGTCGCCTAGCCAGCCCGGTTGTTCCTTCGGGCTGGAAAGGTAGGAATAGCTGCGGCGCATCGTCCACCGCATCAATGAACGCCAGACCTTCACTTGCACTCACTCCCGTATCGTCAGGACCGCCGAAGTGCGAGCAAGGTCCGACCGCTTGAAATATCACGTCTGGCTCCGGCTCAGGCTCAGGTGGTGAGATGCCATCGGCGACGCCGCCCAGCACGTCGGCGAGGTTCGCAACGATATCATCGAACTCGTCGCGATAGATGTCGGCGTCGGCCTCGCTGTCCACGAAGCAGACCTCAAGCAGCACGCATGGCATTTCAGTGTTGTTGAGCACAAAGAGGTCGGTTCGCTTCTTCGCGCCGCGATCGATAAAGCCGACATCGGCGATGGCAGCCGAGAGCTTTGCGGCGAGCGACGACTGCGTGACGTAAAGCACCTCGCATCCCATGGGCTTGCTGACCTGCTCGTAGGCGTTGAAGTGCACGCTGATGTCGAGGTCGCGCGTCTCGCGGTTATGCGCGTTGACGATGGTGTTGAGGTTCGTGTTCTGGTCACGGCTGGTGTCGTCGTGGAATGTCACGACATCGACGCCGCGCGCGCGGAGTGCGTCGGCCAGCGCCTCGACCACCAGCCGCGCCTCATCGACTTCATCGAGGATGCCGCTGGCCCCGCGCACATACTTGCCGTGGCCGCTTGAGATGACGATGCGATTGTAGGCCATGATGCTACTTCTCCTTGTTGCAGTGTGGCGGGCTCCAGCTCAGCACGTTGGCTCGCGCTCGCATGTAGGCATCGAGACCCATGCTGACGCCGGTTCGCGCGCGCTTCGGCTGATCGCCGGGGTCTTTCATCCAGATGTCGAACGTGTGCTTGATGTGGTCCTTAAACGCTTCGTTCATGGCTTGCGTCATCAGGCCGCGCACCTGTTCGCGAAGTTCGTCGTCCATGCATCGCGGTGGTGGTGCTGCTGGCTGCGAGCTTGCACGCCACTCCAGCGCCGACGCGGCGGCGAGGGCGATGACGACGAACGCGGTTGCGATGGATTTGTTCATTCATATCCCCAGCATCGGCATGTTGAAGCCTGCCGATGGCGCGACATAGGTGAACAGGTTCGCGCCGGTCGCTGTGATGCTGCCGTCGAAGTTCACGACGACATCGACCAGCCCCGCCGCGTGCGCTCCGGTGGTGCCGGTGATGCTGGTGTTGGAGACGACCAGCGAGGACAGCGCCACGCCGCCCACCGTCACGCTTCGCGCGTTCTGGAAGCCGCTGCCGCCGATGGTGACCGGCGTGCCGCCCGATGGCGGACCCTTGTTCGGTGTGCAGGAGCTGACAACTGCCGCGACGTAGGTGAAGACATTGGTGCCGGTGCCTGCGGGCACGCCGCCGCTGACGAACACGCTGACGTTGATCGGACCCGTCGCATAGTGCAGCGGCACCGTGCATGTGATCGTCGTGGTGTTGACGACGACGACATTGGCCGCAGCGAGGCCGTCGAACGTCACGGCTGTTACATTCGTGAAGCCGGTGCCGGTGATGGTGACCGGATAGCCGCCCTGCGTCGGGCCGCTGTTGGGCGAGCATAAGGTGACAGTCGGCGCAGGCAGCGGCGTATAGAGGAAACCGATCAGACCTTGCGCGCCGGGGCCGCCCGGTCGCGCGCCGCCGCTGTAGCTTCCACCGCCGCCGCCACCACCGTAGTTAGCCGCCGTCGCCCCGCCGGTCGTGGCCGCAGCACCGCCGCCACCACCACCGCAACCGACGCCGGGCGCGTATTCGTTGCCGGGGTTGCCGACGCCGGGGCTGGTGAAACCGCCAGTACCGCCTGCGCCGCCTGACCCGGCGTCGCCCGCACCGCCCGCACCGCCCGCGCCGCTCGATGCCGGTTGACCGTTGACGCCGTTGCCGACGATGCCAGCAGCGCCGCCACCGCCACCGCCCGCGCTGGTGCTGCCCGCGCCGCCCGTGCCGCCAGTACGTCCGACGCTGTTGTACAGGTTGGGCGTGCCGCCCGCGCCACCGGCAGGGGTGCCGCCCGCCGAGCCGCCATTCGCCTGCATCAATCCGAGAATGTAGGTGTGGCCGCCCGCGCCGCCGACAGCGCCAGCGGCACCGATCTGATAGGTGACCGTCGCGGGAAGCGCGAGGTTCTGCGAGCGCACGAAACCGCCGCCACCGCCACCGCCGCCGCCCGCGCCCGACACGCCACTAGGCCCACCGCCGCCGCCAGCGATGCAGTCAACGCTATTGGCTGCGGTGTCCCATCCCGGCAGCAGCGCATCGCGATTGAACGTAGTGCCGGATGTCAGGACGATCCACGCGAGGACGATGACATCGGGCCGCTCGTGCTGCGGGTCACTGACATAGGTGACGACGCGCTGCTGCCCGACCGCGATCTGTTCCTGCTTCTGCCACAGCCCGAGCGACATCGAGCCGATGACGACGGTCGAGAGCAGCGTCTTCTTCCACGCCCTGCCGCCGAGCTTCAGGTAATCGACACGGTCCCTGAGCAAGACGCGGCGGCGGATCATTGCAGTGCCTTGATGACGTAGGTCGAGGTCGCATTGATGCGGCGGATCGAGATGATGAACTTGTGCCCGACCGTGGTCGTCAGCGCATCGCCGATGTTCGGTCCAGCGGTGAAACCGACGAAGCCGATGGTGCCAGCGCCAGCCGCGTTGGTGACCAAGATATCGACCGCGCAATCTGTCGCTGGCGCGGTGATGTTGATCGCGGCGCTGTTGGTCGTGTACTGATAGTTTCCGTTGAGCGGGTTGACGGTGAAGCTGCCCGCCGCCTGATTGTAGGGCGCGATGGCAAAGCCGCCCGTGATGGTCTGACCTCCCGCCAGCGCCAGCCGCTTATCGACGTAAGCCTTGCGGGCGGCGTCATCGACGGTCACCGGATCGCCAGCGAGCAGCAGCGCCGCCGTCATCGGCACCGAGCCGTCGCTGTAGATCGGCTGCTTGCCGCCGACCGCTGCGGTCGATGTCGTCCACTTCTCGCCGTCCCAAGTGTAGACCGGCTTGCCTGCGACGGCTGGCACCGGATATTTGTCGCCGACAGTCGGTGTCGATGGGAAGTCGAACATGCTTCACCTCACGCGGCCAGATATTCGGTGATGACGCACAGGCCCGGCGAGCCGTTGCCGCCGCCCGCCGTCGCCGACGTTTGATTGGATGATCCGCCGCCGCCGCCCGCTGCGTGGCCCGTTGCAGGCCGTCCGGCTTGTGCGTTGCCAGCGGTGAGGCCGCCGCCACCGCCGCCACCAACCGATGAGGACGCGCCCGTGCCGCCAGCGGTCACGCTTTGGCTCGCACCACTCGTGCCTGAGACCACCGAGACGCCGTTCGGGCCGACTGCGGTGAAGTCTCCCGTTCCGAGCGCAGCGCCACCGCCGGGATCAACGCTGAACGCGCCCGCCCCGCCGCCGAGCCCGCCATTAGCGACGACAAGCGCACCGCCGAAGGTGGTCGCGCCGCCAGCGCCGCCGGGGTTGGTCCCTGCGGCACCGCCGATGCCAGCCGCGCCGATGATGACCGCCTTCGACGCGCCGATCTGCGCTGCCGACAATGACGAGCGCGAGTAGCCACCACCACCGCCGCCACCACCTGCAACGCTGTAGCCCACATTGGCCGCGACACCGCCGCCGCCGCCGCCACCACCCCACAATTCAACGACCGCGTAGATCAGTCCCGGCGATGGCACATAGGTCTGGTTCGCGATGATCTTGATCGTCTTGACGGTGACGAGCCGGTTCGTGTCGATGTACTGCTTCGGCGCGGCGTGCAGCGGCGCGGTTGGATTGCCCGCCAGCAGCAGCGGGCCGGTCATGGTGTCGCCAGCGCGCAGCAGGAACGTCGCAAGGTCAGGCTGCGGACACGCGATCACCCACTGGCTCGACGTGCCGTCGTTAAATTTCACATAGAGCAGACCCGTGTCGCTTTCCCACCAGATCGAATTGTCCGGCGCTCCTGCTGGCGGCGTATCGGAGATGGTGATGGTCGCGCCACCGGGTGCGCCGGGAGGTCCGGCAGGGCCGGGCACCGTCGAGGCGTCGCCCTCATCGCCCTTGTCGCCCTTGATGCCTTGGTCGCCCTTGTCGCCTTTGTCGCCCTTCGCACCGTCAGCACCCTTGTCGCCTTTGTCGCCTTTGCCACCCTGCGGACCCTGCTGGCCGGGCGGCCCCTGCAAACCGGGCGGCCCTTGCTCGAACGTCTGAATGACCTCGGTCTCGTCCTCCAAGGTGACGACGATGGATGCGGCGTCGTCGGCATTGACGACGATCACATCAGTGTCTTGGACGATTTCGAGTTCGCTCATCGCGTCGGTCCCGCGTTGTTGGTGAGCGTTCCAGACCAGACGCGAACCTTGTTGCCGCCGCGCGTGAAGATGTTCGACTGATCGAAGTCGCCCAACCCCAGCCGCGTCAGCGTGTCCTTCGTGATCCGCACCGTGAACTGACCGGCAGCGGCGTCGGTGTACACAATCTCGCCGGTATCGATGGCCAGCCGCAGCACCGCCGCCTCGTCACTGGCGTGACGCCGAAGCATCATCTCCATCGTGCCGCCGGTCAGATCGATTGGAACGCCCGCCAGCGTCTGCCAGACGAATGTGCGATAGAAGTCCGCGTCGTTGGTGACGATGATGTTGACGGTTGCCATGGTGATACCCGTCTATTTCTGATCCTGTTTCCGCTTCCGTGTCTCCACGCTGCCCGCCACGCTGTTCGGGATCGCGGCGAACGCCGCATCGACCTCCGCTTGCGTTGTGATGGTCCCGGCTTCGATGGCCGCGTCCGTGTTGCTCTCGCAGGTGAAGCAGTCCTGCACGAAGGTCGCCATCGCCGCCGTTGCCGTCGCCAACTGCGCGCCGTCCAGCTCCATGAAGCTGCCATCGGAAAACTTCCAGTTCACGGTCGCGCCGGGCGTTGCCTTGGCGTACTCGTTGGCATTGACGAGCGCGTTGCGCGAAGCCGGGTCGCTGGTGAACGGGACCGGGCTGATGCTGGTGACGGTGAGACCGCCGCTGACATGGTTGAAGCGCACGTTGGCGGCGTAGGCGACAAGGTCGATGAACAGACCGTAGGGCGTCAGCACTTCCTGCAATGCTTCGGTGGTCTGTTCGCCCGCAGCGTCGCGCGGCCATGGCGTCGGCGCGTTTCCTGCTTCGGTCCATGCGACATAGTCGGCGTCGTCCGGCTGGATCAGCGTCGCGCGCGAGCTTGAGAACAGGCGCGCATCGTCAGCGAGCCAGTACCAGTTATAAGGATCGTAGGTGCTGGTGGTGAGAACTGTCGTCATAGGTATTGCCCTCCCGTCGATAGCGCGCCCGGTGTGGTGCCCGGCAGATAGCCGACACCGGCACCGTTGGTCACGATGATGGAGTTCATCGCAACGTTGAATTTCTGCCCGGTGACGTTCGCGTAGCCGGTGATGCTGTCGTAGAACAGCCAGCCCTGCGAGGTGGTGCCGAAGATCGCCCACGCCGTCATGTTGCACGGCACGGTGATGTTCATGGTGGGCTTGTTCAGACTGTGCTGGATCAAGCGTCCGCCGCTCGCGCCTTCGGCATGGGCGCGCAGCGCATTGCCGGTGACCCTGAGCGGCCCCATCACGCCCAGCAGGCTGCCGTTGTAGGCATACATATGGACATCTTTGCAGAAGCCGAACTCCATCGACCAGATCGTGGCCGTCCCCGGTCCCCACGTCTCGAAACCAGAAGCGACAATGCCCGGCCCGTTTTGCGCCGACGAAACCTTGAAGCCGTTGAAATGATAATCGCCGACACCGGCAACCAAGATTGCTGACCCCAGCGGCGAGGAGACATGGCAGTTCGCTGGTACGGCAGGGTCGCCGGTCCACATGATCTGTCCAGAACCGCCAATCGATCCGACGTAGAGCGGGGCATAGGTCGCAGGTGCGACGTGAACATGGACGTTGAAGCCGTTGAGGTTAAACTTGACGAGAGCGTTCTGTGCCGCTTGCAGCGTCTTGAACGGCTTGCCGACGCTCAGCCCGTCATTGGCGTCGTTGCCCGAGACGCCGTCCACGTAGTAGTCGCGCGGTGCGGTCAGCAGCCGCGAATTCATGATGCCGAAGATCGCCTTGAGCAGTTGCGTCAGGTCGGCAGTCGTCGGTGCCTGACAGAGTTGCGCGGCATAGTCGTAATAGCCGTGATCGAAAGCCCACTGGATCACCGCGACGATTTCGCGCTGACCGTGTTCAATCGACGCGGCGGGAGGGATCGAACCCATCGTGCCGGTCGTCGGGTTGCCGTTGACGTAGGGGACGCTGTACAGCGCGACTTCTTCGTCCAGTCCATACGGCTGATTATATTTCACGATGCGTTCTCCTATGGTGTTCCGGCCATCGGGTCGCCGGGCTGTTCAAGACCGGAATAGTCGAAGATGATTTGCGTGTGCGCTGGCTTCCAGCGATTGAGCAGGCATTCCAGATCGTCGGCGAGGCCGATGCGCAGATGCGGATCGACGCCGCACTGACCGGATGTGACGCGAAACCAAACCAGCTTTGCGGTCGCGACGTGAACGGTCCAGCAGTAGCGGACCTCCAGCGGGCCGAGCCCGTAATTCGGCCATTCCGACAATTCACCGTCGAGGATGAGATGATTGCCCGGTGCGCCGTTGATCTTCTGACCCCACTGATTGCGCATCGGGTCTGGCGGCAACTCGCCGTAGACGCGGCAATCGCCGCAGCCGTCCATGGCGATAAAGAACGGGCGATATTCGGTGATGGTGATCGTGTAGCCAATCATCGCCGCGATATCGATGAAGAATTTGCGCGACTGCCCGCCCTCCAGCGTCATGCGCATCACCAGCGCGAGCTGCCGCTCTGCAATCGTCAGCGGTGCTTCGTAACACGGATCAGGCAGACCCCAGTTGCGTTCCCAGTCCGGCAGCAATTCGATGGTCTGGCGCGGATCGCTCTCGACTTCGAGCAGCTTGCTGGCGCGGGTTTCGAAGTCGCCCCAGATTTTAGTCAGCCCGCGCACCACCTTCATCAGCACGCTGTCGTCACCGCGCGGCCACGCCTGCCCGAGCGGAAGCAAACGCTGGAAGGCGTCTGCATACTCATCGCCGGTTCGCGTGACGTGGCGGTCAGGATCAGGCATAGAGGACGGTCCCCAGTACAGGCATGTAAGCCGGTGCAGGCATCTCGGTGGTCTCGTAGTCGAGTTCGTGGGTTTCCTCGCCGACCGCTTGGCTGATCGCTTCATCGACCCACGAGCGATACCAAGTCTGTCCCGGCTTCGACCGCTCGAACTCCATGTCCTTGATCGAGGTCTCGATGCGAGCGCGCACGGTCGGATCGTCGTTGGTCAGGTTGCGAATGGTGATGTCGTAGAAGAACAGGATCGGTGCCATCACGAAGCAGTCCTTCACCGTGACGGGCCGCATCGTGTCGATGTAGTTTTCTACCGTCTCGATGTCCTGCTGCTGCGGCAGTCCGTAATTGTCGGGGTAAAGGTCATCCATCAGGAAGCGCACCGTCATGGTGCCCGGCCCAATCTCGCAAGCGGCCCACGCGCGCGTGACGCCCGCCACCGCCATGGTCCAGCGAACATAGTCGGCCTGACTGCCGCCCATCGGCGGGTTCTGAATTCTGAAAAGGATGCGCTCGCGAAGCTGGTCGTCGGTCTCCTGATCGACACCGCCTGTCATGTCGCCCAGCAAGGTCGCGAGCGTGATGCCGGGGATCGCCGGGTTGAGGTCCAGCGTGTCGCCGTCCAGCAGGTTGCCGTCAGCGCCGGAGGTCAGCGCCACCGCTTCTGACGTGCCGAAGCCGCCGCTGCTCACCTCGCCTTCGGTCACGGTCTGGTACTGAAGCCCGTTGGCTCCCGTCATCGTGGTGCCGACCGGGATGATGACGCCGTCCGTGCCTTCGAACTGCACCGTGCCGTTCGCATAGGTCGCAGCCTTGCGACCCTTGGAGCCGTCCGCATTGGTCAGCCAGATCACGCCGTGCCGGTCCAGCCATTCCTGTTCTGCCGTGTCGGGCATGAGCTGCTTGGCAAGCCAGTCGAGATACAGGAACGTCAGGTGGGTCAGCCCGGCCATCGCATCGCTCATGATGCGCAGCACCGAGTTCGGGACCATCGACTTCGCGCCAAGCTGGGACAGCACGTAGTCGCGCGTCAGACGGCGGGTGTCGCGAAGCGTTGGTGTGGTCCACGGCATGGCTATTGTTTCCCTAACTCGTCCCACAATTCCGAATAGCGAAGTTCAATCTCCGGCTCCGGCCCGCGATAGATCACCACGCCAACATCGATGCGCTGCATGCCGACCTGTTCGGCCAGAACGTCGATGCGCGAGGCGATGCGCCGTTCCGTGAATGGTGCCATCGCTTCGCGGGTCCAGCCCTCTGCGCGTCCGAGTGTCGAACCCTGCCTCGACAGCGGTCCGGTGATCTTGGCGCGATGCAGTAGCCACAGCAGGCATCCGACCGGCCAGCCGCCCCAGATTTCCTCGGCGTCCATGTCGCCCCACCAGCCGCGCCGATCCGTGTCATCGAATGTCGGCAACTCCTCACTCGGTGGTGCGTAAGCATCGGTGCCCAGCGCAACGATCACGGCGCTCTGGAGGTCGAAGCCGTCCACGATCAGGTTCTGGTCGTTCATCAGCCAGTCGAGTTCGACCGCATAGGCGGGGAAGTCGAGCTGCTGCAAATAGCGGATGTCACTTGGCATCACGGTATCCTGAACGGATCGACGGACGGCCCGCCGTCATTGAACACAATCGGGTGGCCCTTGATGTCGAGCTGGTTCTTGACATCGATCTTCATCGTGTCGCTGCATTTGATTTCGACCTTCTTGCAGGTGAAGGTCCATTGGCCGGACTGCCGGTCGTAGACCGCGACCACCTGATCCTTGTCGAAGATTTCGATCTTGTTTTTGGTCGAGCGGACCTCGGTGTTGACCGTCTCTCCCTCGTGCTTGTAGTCCTCGTGGTTCGGCGCGCGCGCTTTCTCGGCGCGCTCATCCGGCGATGCGCGGAAGTAATCCCAGCCAGCGTCAATCCACGTTTGCAGGTTCTTTTGCGGCGTGCCGCCTTTTTCGCGGTCCTGCTTTTTCTTCTCGACATGGCGCAGCGAAACCATGCGCTCCTTCTTCTCGCTCTTGCCGGTCTTGCGGCCTTCGACATCACGCAGCATCTTGCCGCCGGGTGCGGTGCCTTCGCCGTCGTCGTCCAGCGAGAGCATGTACAGGCCCTTCTCGCGGACCAGCGTCATCTGCCCCTGATGGTCGTACTGCGCGCTCTCGCCAGCCTTGAGGCCCATCGGGCGGTGCCTGCGATCATCGACGCCAATCACCAGCGGATGATTGCGCTGGCCGCCCAGAAAGACTGCGATGCCTTCCGCTGCCGGTCCCTTCTGGTTTCCCTCGCCACCACCGCCACCACCGCCCTTGTCGTCTTCGTCGCGCGGCATCGGCATCGTGGTCATGCCGAACGCCTGCATGCGCTCCACGATCTTGCGGCCTTCCTTGACCATGCCGTCGAAGGAAAGCTCCTGCATCATCGGGTTGTCGTTGGCCTTGTTGAGCGTCAGCCTCACCGCGTGATGCATGATGCGTCCGGCCATGTCGGTCAGGCTGTTCCGGTGCATCAGCCGCCTCCCTTGCTGAAGGTCGCCGCCTCGTTGCGGAAGTTGAGCTTGCCGTTCATGTGGATCGGCTGCACCAAGTTGAGGGTGGTGGTCGAGCCGCCGTTATTCTGCTCATAGACGCAGCCCGCGCAGCCCAGCGTCATCCCGTTCATGATCAGCATCGGCGAGGTCACGGTGTAATACTCGCCCGCCTTCCAGACATCGTCGGACTGGTTGTTGTCTTTGAACCAGCCCTGCACCGTGACCTGCGCTTCGATGAAAGAGCCTTCGGTAAACACCTTCTCCATCATGGCGCGGCGCTTGATGCCGTGCATGTCGTCCGCCAACTCAGCCGGGATCACCTGATGCCGGTTGCGCGTCGAGGTGCCGTCCTCGGTCGCGATCTGCTTGTTCTGGCTATCGCCGTATGCCTTGTTGCTGCCGTTGCTCTGGCCGATCACGAAAATCTTCTTGTAGACCATCTGATCGCGCACCACGGCGTTGGCGCGCAGGATGTTCTGCCCTTCGACCAGATTGCCGGACGGTGATGCCGAGTTTTCGCCGATCGCCAGCAGGCCGCCATTCGCATTGGAGCCGATCACGATGTTGCGCATGCGGGCGTAGCGCTCCAGCGCCTCCATGATCCGCTCGCCCGGCTGTATCTGGATGTTCTCGAAGGGCGTGTTATCGACCGCGCCGTGCTCCTTCAGCTTGATGCCAAGGTGCGCCATCAAGTCTCTCGCCAGCGCCGACCACGACTTGCCATCGTGGCCGTCCAGCTTGTCGATGGGCACCGACGAGTTGGTCAGGTCCACGGTGTCGCCGCAGCCGATCAGGCGAACGCCGTGCTGCTTGCTGTCGTAGCCGACATGGCGCTCGACGATGTAGCCGAACACGGCAGGGACGCCGCCGACATAGACGCGCACGATGTCGCCGGGCACGAACTGAAGGGCATCCCAGCGCAGCGGAATGTCCGCTTCTTCCGTGCATTCAAACTGAAATGTCGGGAACGGCTTGGTCACAAGTTGCTCGACGTGCACTGTCGTCCAGTTTGTGAACAGACCGCCGCGCACCTCCAGTGTGATGATTTCCTTGCCGGTCTGGAGCCGGGCAGGGGCGTCGGCTTTTTCTTCCGGCTTCTCGTCGGGCTTGGAGATGATGACGCGCTTCAGTCCTTCGGTGGGGCTCTTGCCCGGCGTCTGCACGGTCTCCGGCTCATCGACCTCGATGGCGGGAAGCTCGGTGGCCCTTCCAGTAAAACGCTGGTTGAAGCTGCTCATGTCATACCGCCAACATCTTGCCAGCGATCGGCATGAAGGCCGGATGCACGACATGGTTCTCGTTGATCAGCTCGCGGTAGCGCTTGGCGTCGGCGTATTCGCGCTGTGCCATCCGCAGCGCCGGAAACACCTCCTGATACTGGTAATTGATCACGCGCGGCAGCACGCGCCCACGGGTCGCCAGATGCGTGGTGACATCGCCGTGCAGCCGGATCAACGCCATGTAGGTGCCTGCATCCAGATCGTCGGCGGCGATTTCCGATGTCTGGTTGAAAGCATCGTTCATCGCGCTCGCGACACTGTCCACCTCATCGCGCGAGCGGAATTGCATGAAGGCGATGATCCGCGCCTCGCACGCCAAGGTCAGGCGAACCATGGCAAGTACGGTCTGCGTGGCCGGTAGCGACTTCGGTGTTTCCTCCAGCGCCGCCTTGCGCACGCGGTCCATCGTCACAAGCGTCGCATAGCTGTGCCGCGACAGATCGAGCGCGATGCCGAACGCGATCACGAATGTCGGCAGGTGCATCATGTTGATGTCGGCCTTCATCATGCCGACCACGCGGCGCAGCGCGGTGCCGACATCGCCACGCGGGTCCACTGCCGATGACAGGATCACCGGGCAGATGCGGCGGACAATCGCCAAGACTTCATCGGCTTCATCGCTGGTCATGGCAGGTTCGGCACACTGTTTGAGACATCGGCTCCGTTGTAGACGCGCGCATACGGCGCGGCCTGTTGCGAGGTTTCGGCGCTCGGCTCCTGCGGGCCGATCACGCTGTTCTCGACGCTACTCGCGGACTTCTGGATTTCGGCGGGCGTCGATACGGTACTGCGATAGCTCGGATCACCGTACTCAACGAACTGCATTTCGATGACGCATGTGCCGCCGCGCTCGCGCGCTTCGGTCACGCTGTAGCTGACCACCATCACCTTCACGTCGCGCATCATGTACGGCAGCGGCAACCGCAGCATGCCGGGACCGTCTTTATCCAGCGCAGTGATCAGCGCGTCCTTGGCGTCAAGGTATCGCGGCCCGATGAGATAGCCCTGCACCACGTACTGCGTCGCGCGCCTGCCCATGTCTTCGGAGTAGGGCACGTTGCGCTTCGGATATTCGTGCACCGCCACACGGCGACCGCCAGCCTGCCCGCCGGTCTCGACAAAGAACGGCTCGCCGCGAAATTGCGCTTGCTGCCAGCGATCACGCCAAGGGTTCTTGAATTGTCGGATCGGTGCCATCGCTACGGTCCAGCTTCAGCAACGGTTGCAGGGGTGTTGGTCGGCTGCATCTGCTTGTAGTTCTCCACCGTGGTCTTCTGCCAAAGGCCGTCTGCCGACGCGCTGCCCTTCGCAGCGGTGCCGTTGCTCTCGATCTTGACGTTGACGTTGCCCTCGGCCTTCATGCCGCGCCCGCCATCGACGGCCTCATCGACGCGGCGATAGGAGAAGCCGCCATCGGTCGGGAAGGTCTTGCTGCTGTAGCCCATCGCTGCCGCGCCAGCCGCAGTGATGTCGATGCCGCGCCCGGTCCTTCGATGCGGCCCGCTGTCGATATGCGGCAGCATCATCGTCTTGCCGTCCGGCCCGGTGACTTCGTACATCTGTCCCTTTGGCTTGCCGTACTTGTCGGCGGGCAGGGCGATGCCGGGCATCGTGTTCTTGAAGCCGCCCGCTGTCGGACGCGATGCGGGCTCGCTCGGGTCAGTAGGCCAGCCCGGCGCGCTGCCGAAATACGAACCGCGCACCGTCTGGCGATCACCCGCGCTGCCACCGGCTCCGCTCGGGCCAGCCGACGCACTCGCGGCTTGCGTGGTCTTCTGTCCGGTGCCGCGCCGAAACTCGTACTGGCTGGCATTGACCCCCTGACGGATGCCGCCCTGATTGCCGCCTACCATCTCGAACTTGCCGCCCTTGATCGCACCGCCCGCGAATGCGACGTGACTGCCGGGCTGACCGGGCACCGCCGCGCCGCCATAACGGCTGGTCTTGCGCACGGCGACATCGCCTTCCTTCACATCGGATGGATCGACGTGCTGGCCCCAGTTCAACCAGTTCGATGCAACAGCCGCACCCTTCGGCGGTGCGCCGCCAGCCGACTTCACCACCGACGCTGCGAATTGCCCGCACCATGCGCCGCTGCGTGGATAGCCCTTCGACGCCATGAATTGCTGGAGTTGCCCGCTCGACGCGCCGCGCGTCAGCATGTTGCGGGCTTCCCCCATCACGTCATTGGGGACGGAGCCCGGCAGCTCGCCCGTGCTGCTGGTCGCGCCTGACGGGCCGCTGGAGCCGGTCCCGCTGCCACCCGGCTGTGCGCCGCCGCCGCCGCCGCCGCTTCCACCGCCGCCACCGCCCGGCGCGGCATCCTGCCCGGTCAGGTTGGTGTAGCCACCGCCGCCAAAGCTCGCCGCACCGCCGCCACCACCGCCAACGCCGCCGCCACGCGCCGCGCCAGCCGATCCGCCGAATGTCGCGGGCGTGAAGCCGCCGCCAGCAGGTGCGCCGCCGGTCTGCACATACGATTGAAATTCGACCAGCGCCGCAAAGACGCCGTCCTTGATCATGCGCGAACCTTCGGACAGATCGTCGCCGCCACCGAAGGCCGTTGGCTTGAAGCCGGGCAGTCTGTAATCGCGCGGGCCGGTTGTTGCGGGAGGCCGCTGCTGCTCCGGCGGCAGGATCGTCCCCTTGGTCGTCGCCTGCTGCTGGAAGAAGCTGCCGATTTTTTCGAGCAGCGCGATGATGGCTTGAAGGTCTTTGATGTCCTGCGTCAGCGTCGGGAAGATCGCCGCACCCGCTGCCACCTTCAGGTCTTCCCACTTGTCGCCCAGATCGACCAGCGCGCTGGCGTACTTCTCTGCCGCCGCGATCTCCTCTGCCGTGCGCTCCCTTCGCTTGGCCTGCTCAGCCGTCAACTGCTCCAAGCTCAGTCGCGCCTTGTCGGCACCAAGCCCGATCATCTCGTAGTAGGCGCGCTTCTTGAAGCCGGTCGGATCGCTCTGATCCAGCACCTTGCCGAAGTCGAAAGCGACCTTCAGTTTTTCGGCAGTGGTCCTCGCCGTATTCATCCGCGCGATGACGGGACCGGCACCCATCGCATAGAGTTCGTCACGCGCACTGCCGATGCCGATCTTCATCTCGTGCGTGGTTTTGACGAAGCCTTGCAGGCCGGATGTCATGCTGTCCGCAGAGATGCCGACCTTCTGCGCGGCGGCCTGATATGCACGCAGATCGCGCTCGCTCAGTCCAAGCTCTTTTGAAGCGTACTTCAGCTCGACAACGCGCTTGGCGGTTTCGCCCATCGTGCGGGCCAGCCCGCCGATCGCGAGGCCGACGCCAGCCGCACCGAGACCGAAGCCGCCGAGTGCAGGGATCGCCTGCGACAGCTCGCGCCCAACGTTTTTGACCGTCTGGCCCAGTCGGGCGAATTCGGTGTTGATGGTCTTGATGCCGGGCGCACCGCGCTGGCCGACGATGCCTATCTCTCGCCCGATCTTGCGCAGCTCGGTCAGCGCTTGTTCGCTGACCACCGTCGCCCGCATCCTGAGGACATCGTCAACCATGCCTACCGTCTCACTGTTGAGGTGGCCGCGTGCGTTCCGCGACCTCCAGCAGTCTTTCGGTCCACATCATGTGCTGATGAATTTCTTCCAGCGTCAGCGCCAGAAACTCAGCCGGGTTGCGCGAGTAGACTTTCGCGAGGCGATAGCAATTCAGAATTGCATCGCCTGCGCGCCCGGCGGGAAAAAACCCATCAGCGCATGGGCACAGGTGGACCAGTCCTCCGCGTCGAGAGCCTTGATGGTGGATGGCGGCACCGCCGCCAGCACCGACATCATCTCGCCCATCGCTGGCGGGTTCGGCCTGACTTGCCCGGTCGTCCAGTCAATGTGGATCGGGTAGGCATCGCCCAGTGCCATGATGTCGCCGCCGGTCGGCCTGCGAAACTTGAGTGCCTTCAGCATCTCGCCGTGAGCCTGCACAGGCGTCGTCAAGTTGATGACGACCTCCTTCGGGCGCTCCTTCACCGGCTCGGCTTCCGTGACGACCACCTCGGGCTTGCGCGCCGCGTTCTCTCCCGCCATCGCTGCCGCTCCT